GAGGTTGACGGCCGAACGGGTCCACGCTCCCATCTGGATCGTTTGGCTGCCGTCATTGATCTGCCAGCCCGCTCCGGCGCCGTTGATCGTGTTCGTCACAGTCGACGTCGGCTGGTGGCTGGTGCCGATTACGTGCCGTTGCCCAAAATCGCTACCGCTACTTTTGTCGGGTTCGATTCGGGTAAGGAACACGATCGGGGTAGCCGTTGTGGCCTGTTGACCCGAAACGCTGAGCAATTTGTACCATCGCGGGCCTCGGAAGTTGCTACCGCTGCCGATGTTCAAGTTTGAGCTACCGCTCGCCGCGTTGAATGTGATCGTATTTTGTCCGCTGGCAAATGCGACCGTATCGACAAGGTTGTCTGGGTCTTCGAGCGTCCAGCTACCGTCTGTCAGGTCGATCTCTTCGAGAGCGATGTCTTGGAGACCGGTTGAGACGACCCGCTCTGTAAACGCTACCGATGTCGTCAGCCCGCCTTTCGTCGCGCGCACCCGTACCTGATAGCTCTCGCCGTCTTGCCCACCGCTCGGAACCGACCATGACGGGTTGTCGGCGCTGGCGTTTGTGACGTCGAGCGCGCTACCGTCGCTGGCTTTGCGTACGGTCGTCAGCAGTGTCGCCGCGTCGGGGTTTGTGATGCTGAGCGCCCGCGCGCCGCTGGCGACTGTGTAGGCGGCGCCGTCGAGACGGTCGCCTACCGTGAGCCCGGGCGCGGTAGCAGCTCCGCCGCCCCCAGGCGTCGACGGGAACGTAGGTGCGGCCGGATACGCCATCAGTGCCCTCCGACGGTCGGCACAATGTACACATCCACGGTTGCCGCGTTGTCAGCACCGCTTGCCGGCTGCAGTCGGACGTAAAGCGAGCGGCCCGAATCAAGCGCAACCATGCCCCCGATGCGCGCCGTGTTGCTCTGGTCCGATTGCGCGGTGCTGTCGCCCTCATAGAGCTTTGCGGCGCCCGCGGGCACGCTCGACAGCCCGGCCGCGGCCTCGTGTACGTCGATCTGATAGGTTGCGCCGGTGCCGCTCACGTCGTAGCCGTGCACCTGTTGCAGCACACATGCGGCTGGCAAATGTGCGCCGCCCTCCAGCTCGATCACGGTAGTGTTTCCGGCGCTCGAAAACGTGCACCGCAGCCGGTGCAACTGTTGGCCCGCGGCATCTACATGAACGGTTTTTGATACACTCACCGGGTGCCTCCGATTCTACTCATGCCGGAGCGTATCACGAAAACCCGCGCGCGGCGTTATGCCTTGGTGGACGGGTGCAGCACCGACAGCCGCAGCGACACGACAGCCGCCGACCAATCGCAAGAAATCCCGGTGACCATCGCCGGGCGCGTCGGGTTGTCGACGCCTACCCGGGTGGCATGGTCCCAAAGCCCTCGGTGCTGGATCGACACCCAATCGCCCACGCATAGCTGGGCGGCTTCGAGCGTTGCCCGGGCGTCGATCACGGTAGCGATCCGGAGGTGCCAGGGCCCGACGCGCTGAGCGATTGAGCGGTTGATCTCTTGCGCGTTCTGGTAAAGGTGCGGCGAGGTCGTGATTTTGGGACCGTTGGCGATCGTCGCGATCAGCGGCCGGGTCTGCGGCGCCTCGTCTATGATGATGTCTGTAGCGAGGTCGATCGGGTCTGATCCCGCCGTAAAAAACCGCGCCTCTGCCGTGTTGCCGCTGTCGTAGTTCGAGCGCTCGGGTAGCGCGCTGATGATGTTTTCGCGCGTGAGCTGCAGCGCGTATGCCGGCCGATGCCGCCAATAGTCAAGCGCCGGGCGGATGCTGATTTGCCCTTGCCGCGAGCAAAGCCACAGCCCGTAGCGCGCCAGCTCCGTCTGCAGCCATTGTAGGGGGGGCCCCTGGGGTGTCGTCGACACCGTGTGCAGGATGTAGGTACCCGACGCCAGCGATGCATTGAGAGCCGTTGACGCGTCGGTGAACCCTTGCACGTCGATCAAATCCTCGGGAACGGCGAGGCCCCAGGATGCTGGCAACGTGTCGCGGCTGCCGTTTGTGCCGGTGCCGGTGGACACGAGAATACGCCGCGCCATATCGACCGGGTGACGCTGGATGAAACACACCTCTTGCACGATGTCGCCGCTATTAACCGTCGCGCCGGTGCCATCGGTGCCGAAAATCGCGGTAGTGCTCACACCGGTGAGATCGTTACCGCTGATGCCCGTGTAGGTCACGATGAACGGGTCACCGCTCGTGGGTGTGATCAGCACCGCGCCCGAGCCTTGCGACACGTCGCGCTCAAATGGTGGCGCGCTGGCAAATTGTAGCGTCGTATCGTGGCCGAAGTTGAAACTGTGCGACAGCGCCAGCGCGTTGCCGTCGGCTTGACAGTTGGCGAAGAGTGTCGCGTCATTGACCGCGGGCGATGCCGCTGCAGCCGGGCGAGAGATCACGAGCGACAGCGGCCCCCAGCCCGACACGATCGACTGCGGCCCGATGCCGGACACGTCGCGCGCCTGCCCCAGGATGATCCGCTCGGGTAGCGGTACGCCGGCCGGGCGCGCTGTGACTTGACACGCCGCGCCGCGGGGTAGCTTGTCGACCGCCCATCGCCCCGCGTCGATGCCGCAGAGAGCGAAACGCCACGTCGAAGACGACACCGAAAACGACGGAATCGATAGCGACTGCGACGACAGCGCCAGCGCCGCCCCCGGTGAAATGTACGGATAGCCGGCGCCGCGTTGATCGCTGCGAGCGTCGCGCCCGGGCGTGCCCGGCAGGATGCCAAACGTTGCGATCTTGCCCGCCTCAAACGTCAGCCGGTTGCTCCGCGCAAGAGCGGCGATGAATCGCGGCGACCACGGCATCTATTGGAACCCTGGGCGGTCGAGCACGCGCACCTGACGACCTGTCGCGCCGGTCAATGCCTCGCCCGATTCATTCAGCGCCCACATTTCCGCAACGTCTTCGCGGAGCTCCAGCCGAAAATCGAACGTCTGACCGCGGGATGATGACGTAATGATCGGCGTATCGAGCTGATCCTCTGGTAGTTTCAAATGCGGGTAGAACGTCCGGCGCCGCACGAAAATAGACCCTACGTGGTCGTAGTAGGTCGGCCGGGCGAGCGTGATGATCTTGCCACCGCTCGACCCCGACACGACCGCAGACACCCGATGCACCTCACGAGCGCCAACCGGCGAGCGGCTTTGCAGCACGACCTCGTCACCCACAGACACATCACCCGATGCCGACCAGGGTAGGTAGGTATTGGCCAGCACACCGATAGCAGAGGTGCCCCGGGGCGCGCCGGCGACCGTGAAACCAGCCCACATCGCGTCTGTACCGACGGCCACACCGACAGAGTAGCCCGCCAAGAGGTGCGACTGCAGCGACCGTAGCCCGCGGATCGCTGCGGCCTCATCGGTCAGTGTCGGGCGTAGGTGCTGCCGGGTGATGACGACCCGCCGCCAATCCCCGTAAAGCTGGCGACGCATCCCGCCCGCGATTGTCTCGGATGTCGCCGCAGAGACCTCGGGATCGTCGTCTTCGAGGCTCGTGATAAACCGCGGGATCGTGATCGTTTGCACGTTGCCCGTTCCCATCGGGTACCAAAAAATACGGGTCTCGCTCATCACGCACCCCGGATCGTCGTAGACGTTGCACGGCCGTACGTTCCATACTGCGCGTCGTACTGTCGTGCGAGCTGGTCATACGGGTTCTGCGCGACCACGGTAGCCCCTCGCCGGCGCGGGCGGGTCGACATCGCGGCGAGCCGGTCCGATGCCCGGGCGCCGCTCGCTTGCCCGTCGGATGCCGTGCGCGCTGCGTTCCTGCCCTGCGTTTGTCGGCTTGACTGTGTGGCGTCGCTGATAGCGGCTCCAGTTGCAGCGCCAGCGCCAGCGCCAGCGGCGGCACCTACTGGCCCACCGACGAAAAACCCAAGAATCGCGCCAACGGCAGCGCCGATATTCCTGCCTCGATTTTCGTTGTTTCGACCGAAAGACTCAGAAAACACGCGACCGATCGCGATGGCAATAGCCGCTGGCAAGTCGACTAATAGAGCTTTGAAAAGCTCTGGCGCAGCCTGGATAAGTGCGGGGATCAGCTCAGTTACAAGCGAAGTAGCAAACTCTGGGAGCACTTGCCCGATTAGCTGCGGTAGCACTTCGAGCGCTGCGATCAAACCGTCTTTCACGCCTTCGAGCGTGTCTCGGATCCCATCGGCGCCTGCATCGCCAATGAACTGCAGCCCAGACACAGCAGCGCCAGCGACACCGAGGCCAGCCAGCCCAGCAGCGCCAGCGACTGAGGATATCCCCCCTCCGAGATCCCCTCCGAGCACTTGGCCTGCGACACCGATACCGGTTTGTGCGGCTTCGAGACGGCCTGCGCGCGTTTCAGCTATCAGCGCATCGAGCGTCGCCTCGTTTGCGCGCTGCGCCTGGAGATCGGCCCCGACCACACCGCCCGCGCGCCCGGTTTGCGACACTTGCCGGATCGTTTGGTTGGTGATTGCGAGAATCTCATTCCCGAACATCCGCGCGAGCTGGGTGTCAATGTCGACCGCTGCAGCCGCTGGTGCCGTGGTGCGGCTGCCTGCCTCTCTGCGTCTGCGTTCTTGTTCTTCAAGTCGTTGTTCTTCTGCGATCCGTGCCGCGCGTTCTTCTGGCGTTTCTCCTGCCCCGCCCGCCAGGATATTGCCCCGGATCTCGCGCAACCGCTCGACCCGCCGGCGCCCCTCGGTATCGGCTGCCTCTGCGCCCCGGAATCCGGCCGTTAGCAGCGACTCGACCACGCCTCCGCTGAGACTGGTTGCAATCGCGCCTGGTGTCGCTTCTGCAGCCGCCTGCACAGCAGACAGCGCATCTTGCAGATTGCTTAACCCGCCCTCGAAGTCTCGATCTCCGAGCGCTTCGAACGCTTTTAGCAGGCTTTCAACCGCCTGGATCATCGCCTCGATTGGTGCTGCGATCCGCTGCGATGCATTTTCGAACCCTTCGACAAAACCGGAGATCAAACCCCCGATCCCTGAAAATGTCAGAATCGCAGCCTCTCCGAACGTGAACAGCAGATCCGAACCGCCCAGCAGATCGAACAGCTCTGCTTTTAGGCCATCGAGCACAAGCGTTAGCTCTGCGCTCGCGCGCTGCCACTTGCCCGCGGATTCTGCTGCATCCGGGCCGACATTCACCCCGAATTCATTTGTGAGCGCTACGAAATCCTCGAGCTGCGAGCCGCTGAGCGCCTGTAGCAACCGCCCGCCCGATTTCCCGAGCGTCTCCATAGCGAGCGCCGATCGCTCGCCGCTCACAGGCATCGCGTTCAGCGCGGCGAGCGTTTCACGTAGCACCGTATCAGCGTCGCGTAGCTCGCCGGTAACGTCGTCGCGGACCTTGACCCCAAGCGCTTCGAACGCTTCCGCGGTAGCGTTGCCGCCGTCGGCAGCTTGCACGAGCCGGCGCCCGAACTGATCGAGCCCAGGGGTGAGCGCCGAAAACGCGAGACCCGAGCCCTCTGCGGCGAGCCGTAGCCCCTGCAGGGTATCTGCAGCGATGCCGGATCGGGTGCTGGCGTCGCTGATGTCGTTCCGAAGATCCGCGATTTCTTGACCGAACGCAACGACGGCAGACGTGGCCGCCGTAATCGTGCCCACGAGCGCGCCCACGCCCAACGCGGTCACGAGCCCACCGACACCCCCAGCGAGGCTTGTCACGGACGACAGAGCGCCGCCCAGACCCTTAGACAGCCCCCCAAGCCCGCCCGACGCTTGCCGGCCTTGCTTGCCCATCCGGTCAAGCTGCCGAGAGGTCTGCGCGGATTCATCCCCGAGCCGGTCGACCGCCCGGGTGGTCTGTTCGGTCTGCTCTTCGAGCTGCTTTGAGCCCTTGACCGCAGACGCGGTGCCGGCTTTGGTCCTGTCGGTCAGCCTAACGATGTATTCGACGATGCCGTCAGCCATCGCTCACCTCACGAGCCCGGGACGGGCATTGACCACATGATGCCTTCGCCGTTCCGCTGCAACCATTGGCGCTGGGTTTCGACAGCCGCAGCCGCGCACGCGCGCGAGAGCAGCAAATCAAGCCACAGTGCAACGATCGGATCATCGTCCGTCCGTGTGAGCCACCGCCCCGGGGTCGTGCTGAATCTCCGTGCCGTTTCGTCGATCATGTGGATCAGCCTCGGATCCGACGCGAAATCGACGGGCACGCATGGCTGCCTCTGCATAGCGGGCGATTGCATGGCCGGCGATGGCCCCGAGATCAAACTCTGGCACCCAGCCAAAATGCAACCGGCCCGCCGCGGGGTCGTGGTCCGCCTCGTTCAGCACCAGCCGCATCGGCGAGGGCTCGCCACCTGGGGCGCGCACATACCGCACCGACAGACACGCCAGGATCGCGACGTTTTCGCGGTCGGCTCGGGTGACCTCTCGCTCTGCCGCCTCTGGCTGATCGGCTGCCGCCACGAGCCCGAATAGCGTCGGGGCATGGTCGGCAAAATCAGCCGGCTGCAACGGCACGAGCCCGAAATCGAGCGGCTGATCAGACCCGACAAGCCCGGCCGTGCTCACCCACTCGGGCGCGGTCATGGCGGTAAGGTCGATCATGAATCTTCCGCGTTGGCGTCACCGTTGACGAGCACGAATTCGACCGGCGGATCGGTGCCGTCGTCGCGGCTCTCGAAAATCGCGCTTTCTTCCACGAGCCCGACAGATTGAGCGGCGAGCGTAACCGCCTCAGGAATTTGCGCGTTGTAGAGATTGAGCCGCAACTGATCGGTGCCAGAGGTAAACGTGATGTCACCGTCGGATTCGGTGCCGGCTGTGTTGGCGTCAGCCCAGTTGTCGTTGGTTTTGTACCGGGTGACGGTCATCCGGGCGGTGCGGATGCCGGTCACGGCCGCGCCGGTGATTGAGCTGGACCCGAAACCGCGCAGACCCTCAACCGCGTTTTCGAGGTCGAGCGAGATCGATCGCGGCGTGTAGTCGACACTATTCCAGCGCCAGCGGTTTGCCGCGTGAGACAAGACCGGGTCATCGTGCGACGGTAGGGACGGCGTAGGGGCGCTGCCTGGGGTGCTCGACATCGCTACAAAGTTCAGCGACAGCCGCAAAATGCCGGGCGTCGACGCGCTGATCGTGGCCGATGTGACGCGAGCGCCGGCGATGATGTCGCCCCGTTGCAGTGCACCGGTTGTGTTGAGCGTGTCGCGCGCCGTGCGGAATGTGACCGCGGGCGGCTCCGCGCCGGGCTCCAGGGTGTGCGTGTAGGGTCCTGATCCGGTCGTTGCCCAGGTGCCGCCAATGCACGCGCGCAGAAACGACGCCAGCGCGCCGTTTTCGTAGTAGCACAAAATCTCCATGCTACCGGAAACCTCGACCTGTTCGAGATACCGCGCTTTCAGGTAGGACGTAGTCCCCAGGCTGAGATCGTCGATGCGTGCCCGGGTGCTCGCCACATTGAGCGACAGCGACGCCAGCCGCGCCCACAGAGCCGCCGCTACTGCGGTGCCCTCGGTGCTTTCAAATCCAATGCCTACAGCCGCGTTGCGGCCCAAAATGACAGCCATTGTCAGCTCTCCTCTGCCGTTTCGGCAACGCGGCGCGCCGCGAATACGAACACGCGCCCCAGGGTTGTGGTTACGGTGATCTCGTCAATGTAGTCTTCGCCGTCAACGCTACCGGTAAGAAACATCCACACGAGCGCCCGGCCGTCGTATTGGCTCACCCGGGTCTTTGCCGGTGTGTTGCCACCCACGTACGGCGTGCCCCCGTTCCGTGTCTCGACTTCGACCGCGGCGATCTCTTCGAAATCGGCCTGACCTTGGAACGGGCTGGCCTGCTTTGCAAGGTGATCGGTAACGTCGAAAACCACATAGCCGGACTGGCCTGGGGGCCATGAATACTGGCCCTGCGGTATGTCGTTGTCGATCGCCAGCGATTGCGCGGGGATGATGACGGTGCCGGGGGGCGGCTTGCCGCTTAGCAGCGTGCCGGTCTTGGGGCTCGAAACCGTGAACGATGACGCGGTATCGGTCGGCGATGCCTCGCCGAAATACAGCCACGCGATCACGGTTGCATCGGCGCTATCTGGGCTCCAATCGTTGATCTCCAACACCGCGGAGCGGCTTGCATGGTCCCACGTGTCACGTGACCACGTGAGCGGGGTAAACCCGTTGCTATCGGTGATCTGGATATCGTGGCCGTTCGTGGCCACTTGCGACCAAAACAGCCCGAAATCAGACGGGATCGTGATCGATACGTCAATCGTGCCCGCGCCGCTGTTGTTGTCGACCGTGAGCGGCACGCGGTACAGCTTGTCTTCGTCGTACCAGCTCATCAGACCCTCGCCCAGAAAAGCTCTACAGTCATCGCTACGTATGCGTCGCGCTGCCGGCCGTCCACCTCTGGCCCGGTCACCACCTCAGTCGAGACCGACAGATCATGCACCGCAGCGGCCCCGAGATTGCGCGACCCGTGCAACGCGCGGATTATGTCGGCTTCGAGATTGTTCGCGGCTTGCACCGCGGCGCCCGGGTCTGACCCGCCCGTCACGACACCCACAAGATCGACGGTCATGGTTTGCCCGTATTGGGAGAGATCCGCGCCCGCGCCCCCTCGGATGTCCTGGCGTGCACCCAGGTAGAACGCGACGTAGGGACGCACCCGAGAGATCGGCGGCCCGTCAAGGTCGAGCTGCTCTACCTGCCCGGTGCCGGAAAGGTTGTAGGTATACGATCCGGTCCCGTCGATGCCTTGCAAAACCGTGGTCATCGCGCTGGCGATCGTGTTGCGGTTTGTGGGTGCGCTCATGGGCTACCCTCTCGGAACGCAACCTCGACCGCGTCGCGTAGCACGTTGGGCACCTCTCGCTCTGTCTCGACAAACGCGCGCCGGGCGAAACCGGTAGCCGGTATCTGCACCTCTTTGCGCAGCCACCAGCGCACGACATCCTCACCGGCGACGCGCTCGACGAGCGCCGCGAGAGCCGTTTTACCAACCCCGCCGCGGATCAATCGGAACCGCAGCGGTGCAGGGTAATCGCGCGGCGACGCGTAGCGGGCGACACCCGCCGCCGTTTTGACGTCGCGCGTCGGTAGCGCCAGCCATTTCCGCCGCTTCGGCCGCAGCGCTTCGATGCCTTCGTCTTGCGCTCGGGCATAGACGACATCAGCGCCGCCCGTGCGACCGCCGGCCGACAGCACGACCGACAGCGGCGAGCCCTGCACCGTGCGCCCAAATAGAGACGCCTGCCCGGCCGTGTCGACGGTCGCAACCGTGCGGCCTGTCTGGACTACTCGCCCGGCGATAGAGCGCCGTAGAGAGCCCGTGCGGGACCGTGGGCGGGTCGTTGCGTTGTCGACCGCCCGGGATTGCATCCGCAGTGCGAGCGCCGCGGCTTTGCGCTGCAGCACCCGTGCAAGCCGCGGCCCGGCCTCGCTGCACCGCCGTTCCCACTCTTCCGGTGTGAGCGTTTCCGCCATCACGGCACCGCGAGACGGTAGTCGGTCAGCATTTCGCGCACCTCGGGAAGCAACGACAGCGGGGCAACCGATCGCGACCCGCCGCGGGTGCTGGTCGAGGTCGACCCGGCCGCCGATGTGTTGCCAATCGCGTGGATGGCTTGCACGATTGCGGCCTCTGTGAGCACCGGATGGGACGCGACCACGTAGCCAGCCGAA